ACTCTGGATGTGTTTGCTTTTGATGTAAACTCATGCTGGTGTGATGTACTCCCCATAGCCCTGTGCTGTTAGGGCATCTGCTGTTTCTTGTGTGATTACAGTCTTAGTACCGCCAAGGTAGAACTCAGTAGCGGTAGCAATATCTGTCTGTGCAGGGTAACGGTATGAGGAATAGATGCCGTTAATTCTTAAGACAGAAACTCCCTTGTTGATATTGTAGCGTGAGAACAATGGACCATCACCCATTGGGGTTTCCGTGACGGTGGGTGTAGTAAAGATATACTGAGTCATATTGTCCTGTTCTGTTGCAGAGGATGGGGCTTTCGCCCCATCCCCCGACAACTACTGCTTAGAGAGCAGCGATTGATGAACCTGATTCGATGCGGTATAGAGCAGCCTCGCGGTAGCGTGACCATCCGATTACTCCGTACCATCCGATTGGGCGGAAACGCATCAACTTATCGGTGATTGGTCCGATAACAACTGATGGCTCTTGTGCAACAGCCTCAGCCAATGCTTGCTTTCCAGCAAGGATTGTGTCGAATACGCGTGTTACAGGTGTAACAGTTACAACAGTTGATACTGTGACTGCAGCGGTGTTCGCTGTGTCAACAGTAATTGTTGTTGTTGAACCTGATGTTGCGATAGCAGAAATCTTTGCACCAGAAGCGATGCCTGTTCCTGCAATCTTGTCGCCGACCTCTGCACGAGATGCGATGACTGATGTTGAAGCGACACCGAAGGTGAAGCCTGCTGATGTACCAGCAACAGTTACTGCTGTTGTAGCGAGTGCTGTCTGGTCTGCACCTGACTTAGATGAGTACATGCGTGGGTTTTCAATGAAGAAAGCGCCTTCGTATGTACCGATAGAACCTGCGAAGAGGTTGCCAAGTGATGCATCTGTGTGCTGGTGGGTGTCGCGCCATCCGATGTTACCTGTTTCAGCACGAAGGTCGTGTGAAACTTCTGGGTGGATACCTGTCCAGTATAGGCTTCCTGAACGAGGAACAGCCTTATTGGTGCGCAACTTAGCAACTGCCTTGCGAAGGTTAGCAGATGTGATTGTCATACCTGCTGTAACTGTCGCTGTTGATGTTGCTGTGCCTGAGTAAATAACATTGACACCGTTGACGAGCGCTTGCTGTGCAATGTCGTCAAGTGAGTCTGCCATGTTGTAAGCGATGATGTCAGCGATTGCTGGGTCAACATCTGAGAGTGAAAGCAACTCTAACTTACGGGTTGCAAGTGCTGCGTTACCCTGTTCGTTGAGAGTTACTGATACTGTAGAAACATCTGGTAGTGCTACTGCATCTACATCGGTTGTTTCTGAGAGAGCAGCAGTTGCTGCAGCCAAGTCATTGTAAAGTGAAAATACAACGCTTGAACCTGGCATCGCCTGCTGAACTGGGCGCTTGTCCGCTACTGCACGAATCATCGGCGTATCGCGGAGGGCAAATTCTACATAACGGTCATAGGCTGTCTTTACAAGACCAGCCATAGACGAGGTATCTGTATATGCCATGTGGGTTCACCTCCTGGTGATTGGTTAGTTGGTTGGGTTAATTACAAACCAAGGAGTGCATCTAGTTCATCGCGTGACTTTGCCTGCAGAACTCTCGACATAGAATCACCGTCTAGGCTTGGAGCCTGACCAGTTGCAACCATGTTGTTAATTCTTGCTTGAGCAGTCACATCTTGAGACTGTTGTGTTGGCTGAGTTTCAGCCTGGGCTACTGCGCCAAATACATCGCCATATTCGTTAATCCAGTTATTGATTGCTTCCTCAGAAGTATCAATGTCTGCTGGTACGAACGCTGCAATCTTTGGATTTAAGCCCTTTGCTTGTAGCACATCCTTGACAGTACGCTGACGGGTCTGTGACTTAAGACCTAACAACTCCTGTTCTAGTTCCTTTGCACGCTTTTCCAGCGCACGGTTTACTTTGCGGAGTTGGGTGATACCACTATCTTGAGTGGTGTCATCATCTTCGTCATCGTATTCATAGTTGGTAGCCATCTACCTATCTCCCTTTGTTAGTTGTATTCGCAATCCACAATGCAGTTCGGGGAAACCACATTGGCTATTACTCCCAGTCTTATACGCCCCCCTGGGCTGGTCGGTCAGGGTGGGGATTCTTTTATATGAGTTCGCTAGAGCGAAGTGAGGTACTTGTTACGCCAGAGCGACCACCAAAGCGTGTAATAACTTCACGCTCTGCACGCTTCTGAGAAGCAAGTTGGTTCTCTACATCTCGACCAACGACACCTCTGATTGCCTCAAGGTCTGAGTATGTCTGACCCTCGATACGAGCCAATCGGCTTTGCTGGTCTGATAGAAGTTTGGCTTGCTCGAAGGACTGTTGGATTGTCTGGTAGTCCTGTTCTCCAACAGCACCACGAAGTTCCTCGGCAACTGGCATAGATACTGCGGACTTAAATCCTGCAGCCAAACCAGCAGCACCAATCTCAGCAAGACGAACCTGCTTCTTGATAACATCCATACCCTTTGTAGGATTCAATAGGTATGCAGTCAATGCGCTGTTATCTACTTCTGGGTAGAAAGTCTTGAACTGTTTAATAACATCTGGATTATCCTTGACACGAGTTGCAGCAAGGTTGACTCGCTCCTCAAACTCACGAGGGCTAACCAAATTAGCAATGTAAGTACCAAGTTCTTTACGGGTTCCAAGGACTTCTGGCTCCAATCCGTAGGCTGCAAGGGTCTGTAGGTAGCCCTTCTCCATTGAGATATATGTAGCCTCAGAGACAGCCTGACCTGCAGCACGGAGTGCTTCCATGCCAGGGAATCGCATTTTGTATGCGTTAGTCTTAGGAAGTTCAAACTTAATCTGTGAAACCGTATAGTCGTTTCTAATCAATTCATCTACGGCATCAGCCAAATCGCCAAGTCCAAACTCTGCAAGAGTTGCACGAAACTCCTGCTGCGCTGTGCGTTTCTGTGCTGCTGCTGCTTCTGCTTTAGCCTTATCAGTTGCCTCTTGCTGCGACTTTGCTAAGTCTATATTCTTTTTAGTTGACCAAGTTGAAACAAAGGCATTAAGTTCTTCTGCAGAGTTAAATGTTTTAACTTCTCCAGTATCTGGATTGGTCCAGGTAAATGTTTTTTGTCCGCCAGTTGCGCCTGTTCCGCCAGTACCACCTGTGCTACCGCCGAAGCCACCGCCGTTGCTAAAGTTTACTCTTGCCCAGGTGCGGTTTCTTTCCTGCCAGACCCAGCGATTTCCTGGTCCTGGGTCCTCTGTAGGCTTGTTAGCAAAGGCAGCATCACGAGCAGCACGGTCTGCGTTTTGTGCAGTAAGCACATCACCAAGCCTTGTACCAACTTCTGCTGTAATACCACTACGGGTGCTTGTTACAGTTGTAGGTGCAGGCGCTGGGGCAGGTGCTGTAGCGCCAAACATAGGGTTGCCAGAGCCGTAAGTAAAGTTTGATGTAGGTGCTGGAGCCATGCCAAGCAGTTGGCGCTCTTCGTTAGTGAGTGTCTGACCACTTGTTAATTTGCGTAAAGCATCTGATGCATTAGCCATGATTACCCCATGAATCCAAACATCTTGGCAATATCAAGTGCTGTATTGCTGTATGTTTCTTTAGCGTTGCGTGTAAGTTGCCATAGTGGGTCCTGCTTAAGTTGCTTAGTAAAGTCTGCAAAGGTACGGGCATTACCAGAGTTGCCATCAATTACTTTACCCATTAAGTCGTTCCATGTAATGGCAGTTGAATCAACCTCAAGAAGGCTAGCCATTTGCTGGCGATAACTATTTGTTACCTCATAAAGGTTGCGACCCTGCTGTAGCGCAGGCAAGAAAGGCTTGTTTTGTGGTGCATCGTAAGCCATATCTTTTACTGTCTTAAGCCAGTAGTTAACATCTCTGCCATCTACAGGGTCAAGCAATGATGTGTTAATAGTCTGTTTCATGGTTGCATCTAGTGGCACGCCATAGAGGAAAGCCTGCTGTGCAACGCGGTCATAGTAGGAACCGAGGGTTCCGCCACCTGTAAAGACAATGCTTCCCTGAGTTGAAAGATAGTTCTCTAACTGGTCATCATCCCAGCCGTTCTCAATCGCCTTCATAGCGATACCCTTGAGATACTCTGAGTTGTCAGTTACCTTGCCAGTAGTAGGGTCAATCTGCTTGACCTGAATACCCAATGTCTCCAACTTAGCAAGTGTGGAGTCCATGGTATTACGCATTTTCTCGGCAAAGGTTGAAGCATTACGCTTATCATGTGTATCAAGAAAGAATTGGCGCATGCTTGGAAGAGTTGTTTGCCACCATACGGTACCCTCAAGGGCATCCATAAAGGTATCCTCGGTCCACTTCTCAGACTTAGCGCGAGCAAGAAGTCCATCAATCTCAGCCTTCTGAGTCTTGTCCTCAAGAGTTGCAAAAGTTGAACGAAGGTATGAAGTCCAGAGTTCTTTAATATCCTGTCCACCGCCACCAGCAGGTGGGGTGTCTCCACCCTTAGTTCCATCGGGCTTCTTGGGTGGAGTAGGTTTATCTGGTACAAGCAATCCATTTTTATATGTCTTGCCCTTGTAGGTTCCAGAGTAGTTTTCGCCATCGAGCATCAATGGCTTATCTTTAGTTCCGCTTCCTACATAACCACCAGCAACAACATCATCTGGAGTGGTAGATAAATCTTCCTTGATGCTATCAATATCTTCTTGAGCCTGCTTTTGCTTATTAGAATCTTTTGTATCTCTAGCACGCTGTAATTCTTCTTCGGCTTTGATTAAAGCATCTCTCTTTTTCTTCTGTTCCTTAGAGAGGGCAGCCTTCTTAGCCTTATCTTCTAGCCCTGTTTTCTCTGCTTGAAGGGCATTGTACTTTTCAAGGGCATCCTTGTACTTTTTGCTGCTAGGCTTGTTGCCATCAATAATCTGCTTGAGTTGGAACAACTGCACATTGATTTGTGCTTGAC